CCGATGAATTCAAACAATCAAAATGTAGACATCAACGCATATGAAACAAGGTTGATGAATGCAAGGAACCAAAACAATCAGCTTGAGGCTATCAAGATTAAACAAGAGGCGGCGGCTGAAGGTATCACATTATTATAATTATAATTTTAAAAAAGGAGACATATTATGCCACAAGTACAAGGAATAGGAAATCTATGGAATTTACCAAATTATTCGGGGGAACTTTTCACGGCTGACCCTACTCAAACACCGTTACTATCAATGATAGGCGGACTTACAGGCGGAATGCAAACAGATAATTTTGAATTCCCAACAGCTGTATTGTTTGACTATCCAACGCCGGCACAACCTGCCATATCTGAGGTTGAATCTGCTACTGCACCTGCCGCATCTCATATAGCAAGAACGCAAGAAACAAATGTCGTGCAAATTCATCAGGAAGTTATTGATATAACTTATGTAAAACAATCAAATTCAGGTAGAATGTCAGGAATAAACACTGCAGGTCAAAGAGCTAATCCGCAAGATGAAAAAGCATGGCAAATACAACATAAGCTCGTAAAAATAGCAAGAGACGTGGAATATTCATTCATAAGCGGAACTTATAAAAAGGCGACAAAGGCTGATGAGGCTAATAAGACAAGGGGTATGCTCGAACTTTGTACATCTGCAACGTCAACTTCGATAGATGCAACGACAAAACCTCTTACAAAGGAGCTTTTAAATCAACTGTTCAGAGACATGGCAAATAAAGGGGCATATTTTGATAATATGGTTCTTTTCTGCAACTCTTATATCAAACAGGCTATATCTGAAATATATGCTTCACAGCTTGGAAGAAATGTAATCACACCTAAAAATGTAGGCGGAGTCAATATCAATCACGTTGAAACTGACTTTTTCGATATGGGGATAGTATGGGACAGATTTATGCCGGCTAACGCTATAATATTAACCGATGTTGCACATATGGCACCTGTATTTCAGGCGGTACCGCAAAAAGGTGTATTATTTGCTGAAGACTTGGCAAAAATCGGTGCAAGCGATAAGACACAGATTTTCGGACAAATAGGACTTGCACACGGAGCGGCTTTCTTGCACGGCAGCATAACAAATATCAAAGTAGCATAGGGGGTTTTTATGGTTAAGTACAAATTTATTCAAAAGGAAAACACTCCAAATTCCATATGGGATAACGGCATTATTTGCCGTTTTTCCGACGGAGTATTTGAGACAGACGATGAGGATATAGCAAATAGGCTTATATCTTTTGGCATTGAGTTTGAACGTTTGGATGTGCAAGATGAAACAGATGATGAAGAAAGTAAAGAGATGAACAACCAAACTGATGATGTTGTTGATTTAAACAAGTTGTCAGTTGATGAGCTGAAAAAATACGCTAAGGACAAAAATATAGACTTGGACGGGATAAATAAGAAAGCGGATATTATAAAGGTTCTTGAAGGCAAAGATAATGATTGAAGAAATAAAACTAAGGCTTAAATCATTAGGTTATGAGGCTAATGAGTCTGATGACGACCTAATAAAGATGTTTATTGCAAAGGAAGAGGAATATATTAAGAATTTTTGTAATATCAATCAAATTCCAAATGGTCTAAAATACAATTTAATTGAGCGTGTTTGCGGTAAATTTTTGCTTAATATGAAAAATACGGGCAAGTTAAATGACTTATTTGAGCTTGACGGTGTAAAATCCGTCAGCTTAGGTGATACTTCGGTGAGTTTTGACAGCGTATCTATGGAAAAGAAGATAGATAAACTTATTTCATCAATGATTGACAGCGGAAAGGAAGAGTTGATATGTTATCGAAAAGTAAAATGGTAAGACGTGCTATTGAGATGATGTATGACGGAAGGTGCGATATCATCGAGCATATCAAATACAAAGGCGATAACGGAGCAACTTATTTTAAAGAGAGCGTAAAGTATAAAAATGTACCTTGTAGGCTCTCTTTTTCTTCAAGCAACGTTGCTAATCAAACGGACGGTAAGGCTGAAATATCACAGATAATAAAAGTTTTTATGTCAAATGAATATACAGTTAATGCGGGATCCAAAATTGTCATAACTCAAAACTCACTAACTAAAAGTTATAAGTCAAGTGGTGTGCCGTCGGTCTATGAAACGCATCAGGAAATAAAACTTGAATTATTTGAAACTTGGGCTTAAAAAAAGGGGGCTTGCTTATGAGCGTGGACCTTAAAGATTGGGATGAGTTGATGAAAAGACTTGACGAGGCAAAAATCTACGACTTTATATTTGACTGTGCGAAAGACTTGGGGCAAAGAACATTAAGAGAGGTAAGGCGGAATACTCCTGTATTGTCGGGTGTATTAAGGCGAAACTGGAAGATAGCGGAAAAAAACAAATATCGTGGAAAGTCCGTGGTCAAGGTAGAAAATATTACTTCATATGCGTCCCATGTCGAATATGGGCATAAACAACAGGTAGGAAGATATGTAAAAGCTATAGGTAAAAGGCTTGTAAAGTCATTTGTAAGCGGCAAATACTTTATGCAAAAATCTGTCGATAGTGTCAATGACCATACGGATGAGATATTGGGAGAAAAGGTCAAAAAAAAGTTGGAGAGTGTGATTAATGGTTAGCAAGATTTTAGATGCAATCAGCAGGGCTTTAAGCAATGAATTCGGCTTGGAGTATGAAATATATCTTGAGAGTGTAAAACAGGGCTTACAGGAGCCTTGTTTTATAGTAACATGTATCAACGAAAAACAAAATCTGTTTTTTGATAAGAGATATTTAAGGAGACATAAGTTTTCTATAACTTATTTACCAAAACTTGATGATATAAGTGATTTTCATAATATCGGTCAACGACTTTTTAAATGCTTGGAGTATATAAAAGACGATAAGGATTTGATAAGGGGTGAGAATATGAGTAGAGAAACAGTGGATAATATGCTTGTATTTTTTGTCGATTATGATTTCTTTGTAAGAAAGATGACTGATAAGGATAAGATGGAAAGTCATTTACTAAAATCGAAATTAAAGGACTAAGGGGGAAACATGGCAAAGTCTGTAAAAAATAATGAAGTTGTAAGCAACGAAACACCTGTCTTTACCAAAGAGCAAATTATAAACTCTAAACAGTTTGCTAACAGACAAGACGCTTTGGCGGTGATAATAGAAGATGATGAGGAGCTTACTATAGAAGAGGTAAAAGACAGATTAAATAAATTTATGAGTGAAGAGGTGAAATAATGGCACTTGGTGGCGGAACCTTTTTGGTTCAAAATAAGAAACTTCCGGGAACTTATATCAACTTTATTTCAGTAAAAAAAGCAACTGCAAACCTGTCTGAAAGAGGATATGGTACAATGGCACTTGAACTTGATTGGGGGTTGGATAATGAAGTTTTCGAAGTTACAAACGGTGATTTTCAAAAAAATTCAATGAAGATATTCGGATATGAATATACTCACGAAAAATTGAAAGGCCTAAGGGATTTGTTCTCAAATCTTAAAACTTTGTATGCTTATAGACTAAACGGTGGAGTAAAGGCGACAAGCACAATAGCAACCGCAAAATGTAGCGGTATAAGAGGCAATGATTTGTCTGTTACCGTGGCAAAAAATATTGATGATGCACAAAAATTTGATGTTACTGTAAAATTCGGCAATATTAAGGTGGATTTTCAAACAGTGACAACGGCAAAGGAGCTTAAAGACAATGATTATGTTACTTGGAATAAAGGTGCCTCACTTGAGGTAAGCCCAAGTATAAAATTATCAGGCGGTACTAACGGAACTGTGGAAACATCTGCACATCAGACATATCTTAATAAAATAGAAAGCTTTTATTTCAATGTAATAGGACTTGTAAGCACTAATGAACAGATTAAAAGTCTGTATGTTAATTTTACCAAGAGGATGAGGGATGAAGTAGGAGCAAAATTTCAACTGGTGGTGCATAATAAGGCCGCCGATTATGAAGGAGTAATTAACGTAAAAAATACAGTGTCAGATGAGGGAGCTATAGCGTCATCTCTTGTATATTTCGTTACGGGTATTGAGGCATCCTGCCCTGTAAATAAGTCATGCCTTAACAAAAAATATGACGGTGAGTTTATGCCTATATGTAATTTTACTCAATCACAACTTGGAAAAGCCATAGATGACGGTGAATTCACATTCCATAACGTAGGAAAAGATATAAGAATATTATCTGATATTAATTCGATGGTGTCTGTGACAGATGAAAAGGGTGACGTATTTAAAGACAATCAAAGTATAAGGGTAATTGACCAAATAGCAAATGATATAGCAGTGCTTTTCAATACAAGATATCTTGGAGTAGTGCCAAACGATAATGCAGGGAGATTATCATTATGGTCGGATATAGTCAAACATCACCAAGTGTTACAGGAGATAAGAGCTATTGAAAAGTTTGAAGATAAGGACGTAATAGTTGAACAAGGTGAGAGTAAAAAAGCTGTACTTGTAACAGACAGAGTAACCGTAGTCAACGCTATGGCTCAACTTTACATGCAAGTATATGTGGCTTAAATAAGGGGGTAAGATTAATGGCTAACGCTATAATGAAAGGCAAGGATGCCGTATCGGCTAAACTTGCGGAATGTTTTGTAACTATAGGGACAAACAGATATAATTTCATGCAGGCAATCAATGTTGAGGCTAAGTTTGAAAAGACGAAAAGCGAGGTTCCAATATTAGGTAAAACGGGAAAGGGAAACAAAGCTAACGGATGGAAAGGCACAGGAAAGGCAAGTTTTCATTATAATACGTCTATATTTAGGGATTTGATGCAAAAATACAAGGACACAGGCGAGGACATATATTTTGAAATGCAAATATCTAATGATGATCCGACGGCATCGGTAGGTAGACAAACAATGATATTGATTGACTGCAATATTGACGGCGGTATATTGGCAAAATTTGACGCTGACGGTGAGTATTTGGAAGAGGATATGGAATTTACTTTTGAAGATTTCAAAATGCCCGAGTCTTTCAAAATGCTTGCGGGTATGCAGTAGGATTTTTATAAGCACCTTTTAACGGTGCTTTTTTATAAAAATTGAAAGGTAAGGAGAAATTATTATGTCTGATTTTAGCAGATTTATGAAAGAAAATAAGATAAAAAAAGAAAATAAAAGCTATGTGGCGACAACTTCGCTTACAGACGAAAACGGCAATCCTCTCGTATGGACGTTTAAACCTATAAGCACGGCACAACATGAGGCTATCAGAGAAAGTTGTATGGAACAACAAGCAACTATCAAGAGTAAAAAGGATATACCTATGCCTAAGTTCAACAGCTCTAAATATATGGCAAAGTTGGTGTGTGCATCGTGCATTGAGCCTAACTTGAATGACAAGGCACTACAAGACAGCTACGGTGTAATGACCCCTGAAGAGTTGATAAAAGAAATGGTGGATTCTCCGGGCGAATATTCAGATCTTTGTGATTTTGTACAAGGACTAAGCGGATTTGACGTAACACTTGATGATAAGGTGGAAGAGGCAAAAAACTGATAAATGAAGACAGTATGGCAATGTATGCTCATTACTGTCTTCAAAAACTTCATATATTACCCTCGATATTCGATGATTTGGATATCAATGAAAAAGCATTCATTATTGCAAGCATAGATATAAGAGCTGAGGACGAGAAAAAATTAAGTAAAAAATAGTTGCCTAATATGAAAATATTGTGTATTATAAGAATGCGCAATATTTTACATAGGAGGGATATAATTATGTTGAAAAAATTAATTTGTGTTATGATTTGTTTATTAACTCTTGCATCTTATGGATTTGCTCAGACTAAAAAAACTGTACAGGACTCAACTCCGATTTTTAGCAGTGATTTTATTGATACAGTTGACATATCGAAACTGTATGCAATAAATGGTACAGGTCAATATAAGGGCAAAAAATTGTTAAAGGGATTTAAGGGCCATAGTAAATGTATAATATCATTTACAGGTAAGTATAATTCATATTCAGGTTCAGTAGAAATCAAAGGCAAAACCTATTCAAATATGCAAGAAAAAATTAGTTGGACGAATGTAGAGGGAGTAAAGTTAAAATCTACCAGAGGAGAGTTTTACGAATATTTGGACGTGGCAATTCCTTTTTATGATAAGCTTAGAAACCATAATGAGTATACATACTCTCAAGAATGGTTTAATGATAAGTATGGAAAGTTGTATGAGGATTATTTCAGATATAATTATGAAATTGAAACGGGTACTGAATTGCTGGAGCTTTACATGGAAAGTATAGACCCAACACCTAAAGTAGATAGATTTAGTACGAGAGATATTGATATGAGTTTTTTTGATAAAAAGGAAGAGCCTATTGATTTAGACGGTATTAGATAATGTACTTTGCAAA